AACTAGAAGATTTAGTCAAGAAACAACTAGAAAAAGAAGAACATGATAAGTTGCTTGCGCCGAAGCAACTTTATATCATGACCGAAGGAGAAAAAAATGAGGCGATTAAGTTTCTTGAAAATACGCCTAATCTTTTATATCATATTATTGATCTTACTAACCGCATGGGAGTTATGGGGGAAGAAACATTAAGGCTAATGGTATACCTCTGTTATACATCACGGATACTCAGCGAACCATTATCAATGACAGTAAAAGGAGAAGCCTCAAGTGGAAAATCTTTCGCCTGTACAAACGTCCAGAGGCTTATACCGGAAGAAGGTTATCACTTCATCACACGAGCTACGCAAAATGCTTTCTTCCATCTGCCTGAAGACGGAATGCAACATAGAATTATCTATATCAACGAACTGCAAGGGTCAGAAAGCGCTGACTATTCTATTAGAACAGCTCAGTCTGAAGGGGACTTGATTTTGATGATGCCGATAAAGGATCCGGCTACTGGCGATATGGAAACCGTAACCAAACGCGTCAAGGGCCCGGTAGGTTTTCTTATCACCACCACCAAATCGCATATGTTCGATGAGAATGAGACGCGGAACTTCTCGGTATTCAGCGATGACTCTCCGCAATTAACCCAGGCAATCGGAGATATCACTGTGCGTAAGGCTATGGGAGAAACTTTTAAGCTCGATGAGAAGGAACTGAACTTATGGAAGAATATCCAGCGTTTACTTAATCCTGATTTCAAAGTAATCATCCCTTATGCCAAAGAAGTGTTCAGCAGTTTCCCGGATAAGCCGGTACGCATACGAAGAGACCGGGAACGGTTTCGCGTGCTGATAGAAATCATTACCTTGCTGCATCAATTTCATAGAAAACAGGAAAAATCTAAGGAAGGCACTATACATCTTATTTCCACATTGGCTGATTATTTTGTGGCTAAAACTGTGGCGGAATCAATATTAACTTATACCATCTATGAGATAGGGCCTTCAGCGGAAGAGCTTTGGAAAGCTATCAACAATATGAAATCACACTTTGAGCAAGAAGATCCGGCACATGAGTTTATATTCAAGTATAAGGATGTTGCAGAATATATCGACTGGAAAGTAGAAAAAGTAAAAAAATGGGTTTATGTATTAGTGCATGGCAACCTGTTAGAATATGATGAAAAAGGCAGTGTCGGCGGCAGAGGCAAGGCTTCCACATTTAAAATATCCAAGCGCGGACTGGAATGGAGTTCTTCGACGCTTGGCTTTCTTCCCAAAATGGAGCAACTTTTTGAACACTTCCCCTGCCCTAAAGAAGATTTTTATAATCCCTTAACCGGCAATGCTATTTCACCTATGAGCGCGGACGCTCCAGAGGGCCTACTTGAATAGAATGACCTTGACAATAGAAAGATAGTATGATATATTTAAATCAGATTAAGGAAAGCGGTGTTTCTATTTTAGATAACAATGCCATCTGGAGGGTTGGAAGTCTAACCGCTTCCTTAATCTACCCAAAGGGTGGCATTTTTGTTTAGGAGATATTAAATGACGGATGGATGGGCTATAGTATTTAAGAAACCTCTTTGTAGAATACCAGACTGTTTTAGAAAACATTATTCCAAAGGTTTTTGTAGAAAACATTACGAACAATGGCGCCGCAATGGTTTTATCTTTAATACAGAAGAATATCTAAACTATAAAGTGTCTCAACAATTAAAAGAAACAGCAGAGAAAGAAGCACAAAGAAAACCGGAAATACCTATAAAAGATAAAGTAACGAGAGAATTTTATCAAAAATTAAAGGAAACAAATCTTCCTAAAGAATTCAAGTATAAGGATATAATGAATCTAACAGAATGGAAATACCAGAGAATCAAGAAACATGTTCTTAAACTTGTTAAATGGGGTAAAATTACTCCTTTAGAAAGTCATTCCGGCGGAGGAAGCAAACAATGCAAATTTTGCCTGCCTGTTACGCATTTTTGACGTTTTTCATATCGGTTATTTTTAAACTATATATACTACAATGAGTTACAAAAAGAGTAACAGAAATAGTGGTTAAGTTCACGTATGTATTAAAAAATAAAATGTTGATTTTTAAAATTTATAATATTTGTAAAAAATATATGCTTAACCTTTTTTTAAAAACTTGTAACGGTTTATTTTACTTGTGTATCTTGTTTATTTGCAATAAGTTATGAAAGGCAAAATAAACTGGTATGAAAAAACGCTAAAAATGCCCAAAAATCGTAACAGGCATCCTTAAAAAAGGGCATTTTTAGAAGAAAACGCAGCGTTTTTAAACGCAGCGTTTAAGAATTTTGGCAAAATGGCACTGCAGACATTATAAGTTATAATATATTATATAATATATATATAAGGAGGTTTTATGCAAGCTATCCGAATAAGTGATTCAGCATATCAATATTTGAAAGAAAGAGCTAAAACTAATAAGAAAAGCATAATTGAAACTGAAGATTTTATCATTGAAGTATTTAAGCAAGCTACTGCCAACATTACACTTAATCAACTTAACCAAAACACTTACCCTAATTACAAATACGCTTTCTATGAACAGAATAAGCACTTATTATCAGAACACGAAAGGCACTTTTTTGAAAGTAGTAAAGAACATATGCGGCAATATTGGAAAGAACACAAAACAGAATTACAAATATTTAAAATAGCTTCTTTGCAAAAACGAAAAAATGAATAATATAACCATTTTTAAACAGTCTTACGACCGGTTTTTAAAAGCACTTCGTTACATTATCGAAAACGAAGCAAAGCTGAAACAAGACGAAAAGCGCTGGGCTAAGATAAAATCTAACTTTTTTGATAAGTTTGAGGCGCCTCTTGATGCAGCTTGGCAGGCCTTAAGTAAAGAAGAACAGAAAAGTTTAAGTTCGATTTATCTACACCGCAGAATTCAAACAGAGCCAATAGTAAAAAAGGTGTTAGAGACATTTGGAGGAAAAATAGTTTCAGTTATAGAAGGAGATAAAGATGCAACAAATCCAACTTAAAGGCAACGCTAAAGTCTGGATTGATTTTGAAATCGATAAAAGTCGATGTCGCGGTTGCAGGAAAAAAATCTGGTGGGCTTCCACTGAAAACGGTCGTAAAATGCCGATTTGCCAAGATAAAGATGGCGCATATATTTCTCATTTTACTGATTGCCCTAAAGCAAAATTTTACCGCAAAGGCAAAGGATATGTTTCGCCAGATGATTTAGAGTATAAGCTAAGAACGAATGGCGTTGAAACTAACGAAGAAGAGGTGCCGAAGATATGATCTGTATTATCTGCAAAGAAGCCCATGCTAATGATTCCAAACATTTCCCAGTTGTATTGCATAGCAAGAAAGATAACAGCGTTCTCGGGTTTATTTGCCGAAAATGCGTGAAAAAGGAGATAAAACGGGAAAATCGGGAAAAGCAGCGGGCTACAACATAAAAAATGCCTTGCTAAATGTACCAATAGTGGTATTATACACTTATAGGAGGCATTATGAGCAATGATGTTGTATTTGGTATTTCAATAGAGAATAAAAAGTGTTTAAATTGTGGTAATAATATACCTATTGGAAAAAATAAAAAACAATTAAAAAGGACTTTTTGTAAGAAAGAATGTCGTAGAGAATATTATATCAAAAAATATAGGGAAGAAAATCCATTGAGAAAAAAAATTCTTCCTACTGGGACTGTTGGGTCCATAAGTTTATATAAAGTAGCCATTGATTTATTAAAAAAAGGATATTATGTTTTTATTTCTGCAAGTAATAATGCGCCTTTCGACATGGTTCTTTTTAATGGGAAAGATATAAAAAGAATAGAAGTTACCACTGGGTGCCGTACGCCGAAAGGAAAAATTTATTATCCTATTCATGATAAAAATAAATCAGACCATATCGCAGTAGCAGTTAACGAACTAATTTATTATTTTCCAGAAATAGACAAAATAATACCCTAGAATTGCTTCTAGGGTATTGTTTCAATAACCTATATTACTTAAAACTCCACACGAATCCCCCCCTTAACCGCCGTTTCTAATTTATCATAGCGATTTGACTGACCTACACTGCATTCAATAAATGGAATTAAGAACCTCTTGCTAGTTTGCTTCTGTATAATTGTAGCCTGCCCGCCGCTTTCAACGGTTATTTGCTGAGTTTGTTTTTGTCTGTTAGCTGTAATTCCTCGATATACAAAGAATATCACTAAAGCAATCAATACTACTTTCCAGCCTATTGAAAGCGACTTCCCTAAGGCTGTAGGGCTTAAATCAAAAAATTTCTTAATATCAAAAGGTTCTGTCATTTACTTTCCTTTCTTCGCTATTTTCACTCCTGCAAAATAAATAGCTGCACTAATGCCTAAAATTAGAATATTAATCGGATGCCGCGAGATTAAAGTCAATGCCGCGATAATCCCGATTATAATCCCTAAATATGTAAAGATACTGCTAAGTGGAAATTTCATTTAAGACCTCCTTTTGGTTAACTACTAAGCTATTCAGAAAGACCTCCTTTCTTTTGCAAAAGCTCGAGTTCTAACTTTCTTAGTTTCAAATCCAACTCCGCCTCATCAACTCTATTTCTTGACTCTATCATTGCCATGAGCTTGTAGCGCATACTCGGATATTCCAAGAGATGAAGAAATATTATTTCAAAGATATCTAGTTGAAGTTTAGGGCTAATTTTCATTTTGGATTTTCTAATAAAAACTTAATATTCATATGTTGTGCATTTTCCATCTGTATAAAATAATTATCCCATGCTACCCTTTCTGAAGGTGTTAAAGTAGCGCATCCTGATAATATTGCAATACTTAATAATAGTGCTATTAAAAATATTTTCATTTCAATTTTAATATTCTGTTTATTTTAAGCGTGAATGAACTGCTGTTTTTTATTGGTTTATCAAAAATTAAATTATCACCAACTATACTCGTAACAACATGAGTTTCTTTACCGTTAGTTAAAATCAATCCTTCTTCTCCAGATACAATTTTATTGCCTCTTCTATAATATAAATCTTTATACTTTCCATCAAGATTGGAAAAAGAAACACCTTCTTTATCTTTATCTAAATTGATTTTAGTTATTTCCGAATATTCTTTTTTGTCAAACATTTATCCTCCATATATGCCAGGTATTCCTTCTATGAAAGTAAACAACACATCTATTGAACCTCCCTGTAGAGTCCAATCTTCCTCGATAGTAGCATATAATCCAAAATCTAGTGCTGTCGAATTATTTCTCCATATATGTGCTACCTGTATTCTTCTATTCACTCCGACTACTGTATCAGTCAAATCTACAAACACACCTGGATTAAAATCTATAAAAGGAATATAAAAATAATTAAATGCAGCAGAACCCCCCCATAAAAAACCATCAAAAGGTCCTGCTGTCGTATTCCAATATGTAGGGAATCCTGTTACATGTCGTATTTGAAGATGATGAAGATCGGAAGTTACAGATTTACTTTGAAATATATTATTATCTCTTATTCCAAAAGGATTCGCGGGAACTATTTGCCCAGGACCATACTGCCCTATTATGAAATATATCGTAGAAGTAACTTTCCAGTATCTCTGATATATTCTTACATAGCCGTTTCCGTACCATTTTATAGCTGGAGAAGCATAAGCAGTCGCATGATAAAAACCAAAAGCATTTTTTGACAGAGTTCCTATATTTCCATAAGCACTTCCACTAGCCCCTATAGTAGCATATCCTACTTGAATTATCGTAGGAGTTTCTGCAAATACATCAGAATGTATATTTCCATATTGATTTTTTACTAACAAACCGTATTCACTCATATTTTATCTTTCGTCGTATTTAAACACTATCCATCTTACTATTGTATCAACAGTTTGATGATAGTTATCTAATGCAATTTGATCTAACTCACCAGCCGCATTCCAATGTGTCGGAGTTATTGCTATCGCTTGATTAGTAGTTGATGGGTCTATATTAACCCAAGCAAGCAGTATTTGGCTTGGGGTTGGTGTTATATCTACCAAAATAGATCCGGCAGTCCAATTAATATCATCACCATCAGTCACCGAAGTCGCATGCGGAACTGTAACGTCTCCATACTGGCTAGTCCGCAATAAACCCCTATCTAATGTAGAGAATACTTCTCTTCCTTTATTGCTATTTAATAATAACCCATATTCGCTCATGATAATTTGCCTAATAAAACTCTCAATGCTACTTCGTTGTCGCTTGTATATGTTAAAGCACCTGTATCATCGGCAGTAGTATTGAATCCCGCAGCTCCGGACGCATTTAATCTGGCGTAAGCCCCAGAATTCCATAATATCGATAATGTTGTTAATGTAGAATTAGCAATAGTAATTTTCCTTGTAGTGGAATTATATGTTACAACATAATTATTATCTCCTGCAGCGATTAAAGCAGTTTGTATTTCTGCAGCCAATTGTGTTGGAGTATAATATGTAGTAGGAGTTAAAGTAGCGGTAAGTTCTGCTCCACCATTTTCTTTAAAATCTATGTGGTCATTCGAATTAAGTTGTATATATACGGTATCG